CTAGTAAGTTTATGTACTTGGTCACAGGTGCAGCGACTAATGCAGACTACACCGCTGGTAAGATCCTCATCGAGTTTTATGGGTATAACGCTTAATATTTAGCAATCTGGTTGGGGCGGTAACGCCCCTATCTCTATTTAGGGGTAATGTATGGCTGATGCGGTAGCAACTCAGACAATTCAAGATGATGGCAATACAGCCGTTTTTAGGTTTACTAATGTTAGTGATGGCTCTGGTGAGTCTGCGGTAGCTAAAATTGACGTTTCTGCTTTAGCGGTAGATCCAATGACTAGCGCAGCGTGTACTTCCGTTTCTATTCAAAGCATTTATTACAGTACTGTAGGCATGGGCGTTAAGATATTCTTCAACGCAAGTACTAATGTATTGGCTTGGCAGTTAAATGCCGATTGGTCTGACACGTTAGACTTTTCAGATTTTACTGGCATCCCTAACAATGCTGGCAGTGGTAAGAATGGCGACATTCTTTTCACAACAGTAGCTCACAGTTCTGGTGATGTTTACAACATAGTTATGAAGGTTCGCAAACACTTCTAGAGTTGGTTATGGCTAGAAACTATAAAGAAGAGTACAAAAGCTTTCACTCCAAGCCGGAGCAAAAGAAGCGTAGGGCTGGCAGAAATGCCGCTCGACGCACTGCTGAAGCCAAAGGGGTAGTTAAGAAGGGTGACAAGAAGGACGTTCATCATAAGGACGGCAATCCGCTTAACAATAAGCCAAAAAACCTTCGTGTAGAGTCTAGGTCAAAAAATAGGGCTAGAAAATAATGGCTGAAAAAAAGAAGTCTACGGTAAACAAGGCTGGCAATTACACAAAGCCAACCTTGCGTAAAAAGCTTTTTAATCAAATTAAAGCCAGTGGAAAAGGCGGCAGTCCGGGCCAGTGGTCGGCTAGAAAGGCTCAAATGCTTGCTAAGAGATATAAAGAAGCTGGCGGTGGGTATAAAGACTAATGGCATTGAAGAAGTCCCAGAAATCTTTAAAGAAGTGGACTAAACAGGAGTGGAGCACTAAGAGCGGAAAGCCTAGTACTCAAGGCTCTAAGGCCACTGGAGAGCGTTACTTACCTAAGAAAGCTATAAAGTCCTTGTCTGACAAGGAGTATGCGGCTACGACAAAGAAAAAGCGTGCCGACAAGAAGAAGGGCAAGCAGCATAGTTCGCAGCCAAAGAAGATAGCTAAGAAAACTGCAAGGCATAGAAAATGAGCTTAACTGATGCAGAAAAAAATAGATTAAAAAAGGTTGGTTTGACTGGATTAAACAAGCCTAAAAGAACACCAAGCCACGCCACAAAGAAAGCTGTAGTAGCTGTCAGGGATGGTGGCAAGATGAAGCTGATTCGCTTTGGTGACCAGAAGATGGGTCACAACTATAGCGCCGAGGCGCGTAAAAGTTTTAAAGCTCGTCACGGTAAAAACATCGCAAAAGGCAAGACTTCTGCGGCATACTGGGCGAATAAAGTGTTTTGGAGTGGCAAGGGTGGCAGCACTAAAAGCCCCCCTAAGTCTCAAAAGCAAAAGTTTGGGAGAGACTAATGCCTATCAGTAGAGCGCAAGAGTCTAAACAAATAAAAGATGCTCCCGCTAAAAAGAAACGGGTTAGCAAAAAAAAGCAGAAAGCTAGGAGGCCGTAATGGGTAAGAAAGAGATAGGGCAAATACTTGGTGGTGGCTTGGGCGGCTTAATAGCTCAAGAACCTTTAGCTGCTATTAGCCCGTTAGCTGGCTATTTAAAGCACCGAAAAGACAAAAAAGCTGACAAGGCTGCAAGCAGGCTTGCTAGTGAAAAAGCAGAAAAGGATCGCATGGATCAGATCATGTCTGGCTCAACAACGCCTAGTTCAACAGCTATGATGAGGGAGGGCGGCATGACCAGAACTCGCCCTATAGATGGTAAGGCTGTTCGCGGAAAGACAAGAGGTCGCAAGATCTAGATGGCTACTAGCGGCACATTTAACTTCACACTAGATCTTTCTGATGCAATGGAAGAGGCTTTTGAGCGAGCAGGCTTAGAGCTTCGTAGTGGATATGATTATAAGACCGCTCGTCGTAGTTTAAACTTGATGATGCTTGAATGGCAGAACCGTGGGCTAAATTTATGGTCTGTAGAGTTTGCTACCCAAGCACTTACTGCTGGAACAACGGCTTATACGTTGCCAGCAAATGTCCTTGATATCGTTGAAGCTTTTATAAGAACTGAGTCCGGCAGTGTTACGGGTCAATTTGATCAGTCAATGACTAGGATCTCTGTAAGCCAATATTCAAATCTTTCAAACAAGCTAACTCAAAGCAAGCCTCTACAATATTATGTAGAACGCAATGTTGGCGATATTACTGTTAACCTTTGGCCCTCTCCTGATAGCCAAGACACCTACACGTTTGGTTACTACTACATGCAGCGCGTTGAGGATGCTGGTAACTCAGCTTCAAACAATATTGACGTTCCTGCTAGGTTTCTTCCTTGTTTAGTTGCAGGACTTGCTTATCAGCTTAGTATGAAATACCCAGCAGCAAGCGCGAGATCCGTTGCACTAAAATCAGATTACGAGGAGCAGTGGACGCTTGCTTCTGATTCAGACCGAAACAAAGCATCGCTTTATGTTTCTCCTGGTGGGTACTCGTTTTGAGCGCCTTTACTCGCGGCAAATATGCTTTTGGGTTCTGTGATAAGACGGGCTTTCGCTATCCGTTAAAAGACCTTGTTCCTGAGATTGTCAATCAACGGCCTACAGGGTTTTTGGTTGGTCGTGATGTGGTTGACCCAGATCAGCCGCAGTTGCAGCTAGGCAAGATATTAGTTGATGACCCTAGATCGTTAAGGAATCCTCGTCCAGATAGGGCTGAAGACGCTAGTAGAGCACTTTTCTCATTTGATCCGGTAGGACAGATAGGGCTTGGAATGACAGGCGGTATAGGCTTTGTCGGGGTTATATTGGAGTCGTAATGGCATTTACCTTTAGTACATTAAAGACAGCAATTCAGGATTATCTTGAGACAAACGAGACAACTTTCGTTGCTCAGTTGCCAACCATAATTACTCAAGCTGAAGAAAGAATCCTAAAGGCTGTTCAGCTACCGGACTTTAGGAAGAACGTTACTGGCGGTTTAACTAGTTCTAACCCATATCTTTCCGTACCTACGGATTTTTTAGCCACCTATTCTTTATCTATAGATAATAGTGGTTATGAGTTCTTGATCCGCAAAGATGTTAATTTTATTAGAGAGGCATACCCATCTGCATCTAGTACGGGTGTGCCAAAGCATTATGCTTTGTTTAACGAGCAAGCTTTTATTCTTGGGCCTACTCCAAACGCTGATTTTTCCGCAGAGCTTCATTACTTCTATCGACCTCAATCAATAACAGAGTCAGGCGATGGCACTAGTTGGCTGGGTACTAACGCTGAAAATGCTCTTCTTTATGGGTGCCTGGTTGAGGGATACAGCTTTCTGAAGGGAGAGCCTGACTTGTTGCAGCTTTACTCCGCTCGATACGAAGAAGCTCTTGCTGACCTCAAAAAGCTTGGTGAAGGGTACAATACTACCGATAGTTATAGATCTGGCGCTGTCAGGACTGGTCGGTAGTTGTGATTTCGCCTCCAGTCATGGAAATAGGTAGCGTGTTAGTAACGACTACGAGCCATAAGGGTCATGATCCTGATTTTTGGGCGCAAACAATAGCCGACAGGGTTGTAAGCGTTGGCGGTAATTGTCATCCAATTATTGCTCAACAGGCAGAAGAGTTTAAGGACGCTGTTAAAGCTACGGCTTTGCACTATATTAAAGAAGCAATTAAGAGCGATAGGACTACACTTACCGCTGAATTTGAACGTCAAGGTCATAAAGATATGGCTGATATAATTAGGAGGCTATAATGGCTATTAGCACTGCAATGTGTACTTCGTTTAAGGTTGAGATCTTAAAGGGTGTTCATGACTTTACGGCTAGTTCGGGGAACACGTTTAACTTGGCGTTGTACACATCAAGCGCAACACTAAATGCAACTACAACCGCATATAGTTCCACTAACGAAGTAAGCGGTACAAACTACACAGCAAAAGGCGCTGCGCTTACAAGCGTTACACCAGTTGCTAGTGGAACAACCGCTCTTGGTGACTTCGCTGACCTTACATTTTCAAATGCAACGGTCACTGCAAATGGCGCATTGATCTTTAATGACACAGCGTCTGGCGATCCAGCCGTTTGTTCTCTAGCTTTTGGCGCAGATAAAACCTCTACCGCAGGCGACTTTACTATTCAGTTTCCTGCTGCGGATGCGTCTAACGCGATTATTCGCATAGCATAAGGCGTAACGTGTGGCGGTTATTAATGGCTGGGGCAGAGGCACTTGGGGCCAATCTGTATGGGGCGAAGGTGCGGTTCCAGTTGTTGTCACAGGCGTTGAAGGGACGGGTGCGGCAGGCACAGTTACAGTCGTTGCAGAAGCAAACGTCAGTGTTACGGGCGTTGTTGGCACGGG